TAAAGATAACAAAAAACATATCAGGCTTGTTTTTTTTAAGATATTTTTTTTTTAGTTTTTCTTTTAGTTCTGATTTAGTACCATTAAATTTAAATGCTAGTTTATATTTTTGATTTTCAATAACATAAACGTTATATCTATTTTTTTTTAATTCGTCTCTTATTTCTTCATATTTATACATTAAATATATTTAGAAAAATTTATCTTTCATATTTAGAAAACATATCTAAAAATTCAACATTAAACATATTTATTACTAATGGATATAATTTAGTTTTACCACTTAGTAATCTTTGAATCATAATATTAAAATAGTTATCATCCCATCCATTGCTTTCTAAGAATTTTCTTTGAAACCAAACAGTATACATAAAATTTTTACATATTTGACAAAATACAGAAGCATTTTCTAATTTATTATTAAGAAATTTTAAAGTTGATAGTTTAACTCCTAATGGTCCACCTTGAAACGGTTTATTACCTGTTTTAAATCTAAATTTGAATATAACAAAAAAATAATTCTCTTTATTGAATTTTTGAAAGCTATTAGTTATTTCTTCTTTTAGTTCTGATTTAGTACCATTAAATCTTAATATCATTTTAAACTCCTTTTCATCTTTTACTGAAAATATGACATATCTATATTCTTTTAATTTGTCTCTTATTTCCTCATATTTATACATTAAATAATATTAGAAAAATTAAATTAAAAATTGAACATTAAATTTATTTGTTACTAAAGGATATAATTTTACTTTACCAGCTAGTAATTTTTGAATAATAATATTAAAATAGTTGTCATTCCATCCTTTTTCTTCTAATAATTTTTTAGAAAACCAAATTTGATTCATAAACCTTTTAGCAACATCATTATATTTATATGCATCAACTATTTTATTATCAATAAATTTTAAAGTTGATAATGTAACTGCTAGTGGTCCACCTTGAAGTGGTTTTGTTCCTGTGTGAAAACTAAATCTAAATACAACAAAAAAATAATTTGGTTTATCAAATTTTTTAAAACTATCAGCTATTTCTTCTCTTAGTTCTCTATTAGTACCATCAAATCTTAATATCATATTAAATTCTTTATTATCTTTAACTGAAAATACGACATATCTATATTCTTTTAATTTATCTCTTATTTCCTCATAATTATACATTAAATAATATTAGAAAAATTATTTTTTTATTAATCCTAATCCATAAATAGTATCTCTTCTATATGGGAGAAATTCAAATAAACCAACTGTTAAACCTAATTTAACTGGTTTACCATTTCTTATAGTTTTAAAATTATTAATTTTTTTCAAAAGTCTACATTGTGCATAATACTCATCAGCTTCATATTTATCATCTAAATTTAAATATTTGAATATTCTTTTTAATGTTGCTTTTGGTATTGTCAACTCTGCATTATCATTACTATCTATTTTAAAATAAGTTAAAGGACAAACAAAAAATAAACTTGGTTCTACTGATAGTTTCTGTTCAGCTAAAATATCTAGTGCTTTAAATAAAAAATATAAATATCCTGCTGGGTCTCTTCCTTCTTTATCTAAATAGGGAATAGAAAAAGGGGGGTTACTAATAACAATACTAATTCTTTTATTATAATATTTATTTCCTGAATTTAAAATATTTTCATTTCTTACAATTATATTTTTTGATTCTAACCCTTTTAATATTTCAGTAAATGGTTTATAAAAATCTACTAAATATAATTTATCTTTTTCTGTCATATATTTTAATAATGGTAATGACAATGAACCTAAACCACAACACATATCAAGAGTTCCTAATCCAACTGAATTATTAAATGTATAATCTTTATTTATTTTTTCAGCTATTAATTCTCCTACTTCTGGTGGTGTTGGATAAAAATCTAAAGTTGATATTGCTGTTGTAATTACTTTAAACATTTCTTTTTGTACTTCTGTTCTAAACATTTCTTTTCTGCCTGAATTAAAATAATTCATTAATAGTTTAATATTTTCTTCTATTTTTGGATTTATTTTTAGTTGGTCTTGTATTGCAGGTTTATACATAAATTTATTTTCAGGATCATTTATATAATCTTCTTTTATTTTTTCTTGTAATTTGTATTTTTTAATTTGTTCTTTTTCGTATTCTGTTAATTCTTCTTTTTTTTCTGGTTTCTTTTCTATAATATCTGTTTGTTTTCCTCTGTAAATCCATTTATATAATTTTGGATTTTTATAATCCATATTATATTGTGTTATATCTTTAGCTGTAGTATAGTCTTTTTCATTTTTAAATCTGTATCTATAACCATTTTCTGTTTTTTCTGATTGCCATTTAAAATCTCTTGAAAAATTAAAATCAGCTATATTTTTATTTTTTGTTTCAGAATCAATAATATATTTATATTCTTCTTTTTTAACTGGTTTCTTTTCTGGTTGTTTTTCTGGTTGTTTTTCTGGTTGTTTTTCTGGTTGTTTTTCTGGTTGTTTTTCTGGTTGTTTTTCTGGTTTTACTTCTTTCTTTACTGGTTTCTTTTTACTTTCATTATATTGTTTAGATATTTCAGGTGTAGATAGAGCGCAAGAATATGATAAATTTAATTCTTTTGCTTTCATTTTTACATAGTCAATCCAACTATTAGGCATATTATATTAAATTATATAATATTTATTTGGTGAAAATTTTTTTATTTGGTAAAAACTGGAAAATCTTGCCCGATGGTAATTTAGATGGTAATTTTTATTTTTTTCATTTACTATTCTTTTTATATATCTTCTTTCTTCAGAAGAAAAGAAATATAATATAATAATAGTAAAATTATAATATGGAATTTTGGAAAAACTTGCCCATAAAAAACCTTATATATCAATATTTGGGGTAAAAACAGGCCCTATAAGGTTTTTTATGGGCAAGTTTTTCCAAAATTCCATATTATAATTTTACTAAATAATATATTTAAAAAAGTAAAAATATAATTAAAAAACTATTTAAAAAAATATCTCCTTATTATTATATGTCTGAAATTGAAATTAAAAATAAATGTACAGAGGCTCAAAAACTGGCCTCAAGAAATTATTATCAAAAAAATAAAGAACAGTGCCGTCAAAAAGTTTTATCTTATATGAAAGATAAATATAAAAACGATGAAGAATATAGAACAAAAACTTTAGAAAGAGCAAATGAAAGATATAGATTAAAAAAATTAGAACAGCAAGAATTTGATGAAAAAATGAAAATTCTTAATGATGTAAAAACATCTAATGAAAATACATTAAAAAGTAAAGAAATATCTGATTACGTTGATAAATTATATTTCCAAATGTTTTTATTACATTTACAAAAAAATAAAAAAGTTTAGTTTAATTTTTTTTTAAATATATAATTAAAAAAAGTATTTAAAAAAAAATATATAATAAAAAAAAATTCTACTTAAAAAAAAGTTTTATAATACTATTATATATGAATACTTTAAAAAAATTAAATTATAATCAAATTATTTTCGACTTTAAATTAACCAGATACGACACAGGGAAAGCATCTATTGATGAACCACCAATGACATCAAAAAAATATGATTTTTTACCCGTTGAATGGGAAGCATTAGAAAAATCAAATATACGAAATACTATAATAAAAGACGATAAAAAAATAAAATTAAATGGCTATGCATTATTAACAGGAGTTAAAACAGGTTTAACAGTAATAGATTTTGATATAGAATGTGTTTATAATAAATTTATTTTACAGTATCCAGAATTTAAAAATTGTTTACGGGTTAAAACTTTTAAAGGCTATCATTGCTATTTTAAATATAACCCATTAATAAAATCAGGAAGCAATATTTTAAAAAATGTTGATATAATTGGTGTAGATGTTAGAAATGATAATGCATTTATTACTATTCCACCTACAAAATATATTGATAATGATAGAGAATATTTAAATACTAAATACGAAGAAATAGAAGGAGAAGTTAAAGATTTTTCAGAAGAATTTTTAAAACTTTATCAAACAGCAAAAAAAAAACCAAGTAAAAAAATAAATAAAATAGTAGAAGAAGAAACAGAAGAAATAGATAATGAAGAACTTTATAAAGATGTTGATTTAATATGTTCAAAACTTGATGAAGATAGATATGATAATTATTCAGAGTGGATTGAATGGGCTTTATTATTAAAAAACTTAGATTTAGATGAAGATCAACAAGAAGAATTATTTATTAAATATTCATCATTATCAAATAAATTTAATGAAGATAAAGATTTAGAAATGTTTAGAAAAATAGATAAAAAACCTGATGGACTAACTTTTAAAACTTTGTGTTATTGGTTCAAAGAAGATGATAGTGAAGAATTTAAAAAATGGCAAATATCCAAAATTACACAAAAAAATAATGACAATTTAAATTTTTTTCATTATCCAATTGCAAGAGATTTTACAAGTGGTGAAATATCAGACTATTTTAAAGTAATGTATGGTGATATTTTTGTTTATAGTAATAGTAATTTATATTATTATAATGGTATTTTTTGGGAAATTGACAATTTAAATAATTCATATTTATCTAATTTTATTGATGATAATTTTTATAATCATTTTCTTGATATCCACAAAGAAAATCAAAATAAATTACATAAATTTACAATGAAAAATAAAAACGATGAAAAAATTAAAAAACTAGATGATATATTAGATGATTATTATAAAAAAATTAGAAGTAATTTTAAAAAAATCACTTTTAGAAAATCATTAATTGAAGATATTAAAAATAAACTAAATAGAAATAATCAACAATTTGATCAAAACCCTAATTTATTTTGTTTTAAAAACAAATTATATGATTTAAAAAATAGAAAATTTATAGATCCTAAACCATCTTATTATATTACTATGACAGCCGGTTATAATTATAATGATGATGAGAAACTAAAAAGCCTTAATATTGCAGAACTAAAAAAGATTATAGATACAATATTTAATGAAGATTTAAAAAAGTCTTATTTAAGTGTTTTATCTAGTGGGTTGATTGGAGAACAAGTTCAAAAATTTATAGTCGCTTCTGGATGTGGTGGCAACGGGAAAAGTCTGATTAACAAAATTTTTATGGAAACCATCGGACAATATGGATATAAATTAAGCCCGCAAATATTGCAGCAAAAACTTAAAATCGCCGCTTGTCCTGAGCTTGCAAATTTAAATTTAAAAAGATTTATATTAACTAGTGAACCGGATGCAGAAGGAGAAATTAAATGTAGTGTTTTAAAACAATTAACCGGCGATGATGAAATAAACGCCCGAGCGTTATATTCTGATCAAACTAAAACGGGTATATTCTCAACTTTAGTGATGGAAACGAACGATAGACCCCGCCTTGATGAGGTTAACCAATCAATTTTACGTAGAATTTTTAATGTTCCTTTTAATTCTAAATTTGTTGACGAATACACATATAATAATTATACAGAACAAGAAAGAAAAGAAAATAAAATATATTTAGGTAATTCAGATTACGAAAAAAGAGAATTTAAAAATAAATATAAGCAGGCATTATTTGATTTATTAGTTAATGAACATTTAGAAGATTATAATAAAAATGGTTTGTATAAATGTAAAGAAGTTATTAATGAGTCTAATAAATATTTATCTGATTCTGATATAGTTTTAAATTTTGTTAATGAAAATTATGAAGAAACAAATGATAAGAAAAAGTTTATTAAATGTGTTGAATTATGGGATAAATTCAAAACATCTGATGAATATTTAAAAATGAATAAAGTATCACAAAGAAAACTAAATAAAACAGAATTTATTAAAAGATTAGAAACTAATTTATTTATTGGGAAATTTATAAAAATTAAAGATAAAGTTCTTGTTTTATACGGTTATATTAAAAAGGAAGAAGAAGATGAAGAAGATGATGATAATACAAAATCAGCCTTAGATATTTAAATATTAATAATTTCAGTTAATCCTTTTCTAAATCGTTTATCAGGATCTTCTTCTAAATCAATTAATAATGGACTAAATTTTTCAGATGTTGCATATTTATAAATTTCTAATAGTTCATCTTTAGTTATTCCTAAACCGAACTCACTTAAAATTAAATTAACTTCTCTATTACCGCTTAATTTTAATAAAATCATATAACTGCAATTATTTCTAATAATTTTAGGTATCTTAAAATAAGACTGAGAAATGAAGATGACTGAACAATTTAATTTACGAGCCCTTATATAATAATTTTCAACATTAGATAAATCTTTACTTAATACTAAATCATCCCAAACAACTAAATGATTCTCTTCTTTATCAAAATCATCTAATTTAGGGGTGTTAGTTAATCCTTCTTTTATTATAATAGATGGACATTTAGATGTAATCCATTTATAAAGTGGTTCATCAGCATTTCTAGTTATTATATGAATAGTTTGGAATGTTCCTTTTTCTCCACAAGAAAATAGATGTATTAAATTAATTAAAAAATTTGTTTTACCACTTCCTGATGGTGCTACAATACACATTCTAAAAGGTAGTTTTAATTTATGTAAATTATAATTTGGGTTATTAACTTTATTTAATAAATGAGTTGGTATTTTTTCGTACATATTAATAATCTCAGCATTATTTTTTTTAGGCATTATATAATTAAGATATAAAATAATTTTAATAAAAATTATTTTAATTTAATTAAAAATTTATTTATAAGTTACTATAATAATGACATCTTATGAACCCCCAACAGAGGATCTGGCAATTTTTGATCCTTCAGTCTTTTCAATTAATGACGAACCATTAACTTATGCACAAGCAGTTAAGAAATTTTTAAAATATCCAATTGCTCAAGGAACTGAAACAATTGAATCACTCAATACAGGTGGTGTTTTAGAAATTAGAAGTAATGGAACAACAGGAGTTAAAATATTAAACAATCAAACTGGATCAGCAGCACAACCACCAATAACTGGAAGAACTGATTTTTTTAATGAAAATACATCAGGTGTAGAAGTAAATAGTGCTATGATTGATTATAGTGGTATTCACACTGGAACACTAAATACACTTGATTCTGTAAGTGGCGCTTTAAATATTTGTCCTAATATTGCAAGAGCAGCACCAATTAATATAGCAACGGGAACAAATGCTACGAGTGGTTGTATTGTAAATATAGGAAATGGAAACTTTAGTCAATCAATAATTAGAATGGGAAAAAATAATTTATTTGACTTAGACAGCACCAATGGAGCATTATCTTTAAGTAATATAGGCTTAAACAGTGGAGCAATTAATATTGGAAGTGGAACTAATTCTCAAGGGACAATATCTATAGGTAATGGTGATACTACAGGTAGTTCAGCAGAGAAAAGAAATATTAGTATAGGAGCAGGGTTAATGAATGGAAGTCCCGCTCAAACAAGAACAATTACTATAGGTCCTCAATCAGTATCAGGCGCTCATACAGGTATTGTAAATATAGGAAAAGGTCCTGCTATAGCAGTTTCTAGCACCGCTGCCGCTACTTCTAATACTGCTATAACTGGTGGTCAAGTAGACTTAATAGGAACTATAAGATTAAATGCTACTGGGTCATTAACAAATACAATTACAATGTCTTCTCAAGGAAGTGCTACTGGTTTTATTGAAATGGCAAATGGTAATAGTTCTTCTCAAGCATTTACTATTGGTGGTGGAAATCCATATACTGGGACATTATCACTAGCAAGTGGTGGATCATTTGGTGGTGTATTAAATTTGGGAAATGCTAATGCTGGAGCAGGAACTATAAATTTGGGGGCAAATGGTGGAACCGGATTAATTCAAATTGGTTCAACAGGACGAGCAATAGATTTTAGAGGAACAACTGTTTCTATGTTTCCTACAACATTTCAAGTGACAGGAACAAATTTTTCAGTAGGTTCAGGAACTACAACTCTATTTAATGGTGGAGGAGTTACAATTGGAAACAGTGCCCAAGCAACAAGTTTATTAACAATTGCCCAAAATACCGCTGGTTTAGTAGCGGGAAATTTAGGTTTTACTACAAACATTGGTCCTACTGTTTTCACTTTTGTTACAAAATCAAGTAGTGCTTTTGTCCAAGCAACTACAATATCAGCACCGGCATATCAAGTATCATTAATAAGTATAACTTGTAATTTTACTTCTGTTGAAAGTGTTAATATATTTAGATATGGTGCTTCTTTATCAGCAACTACCGCAAGTTCAACAGAAGTTAGAGCAGGTTTTTCATTTTATGAGGAAGCAGATATAACACCAACAACTGCTAATACTTTTAGTACTATTTCATTATCAGGAGTATATACAAATACTACTGCTTCTGCTGTCACCTTATATTTAAACACTGCTTTACAGCAAACTTGGGTAACAACTGCACCAACTTTAACTTATACTATTTCCATTACAAAAATTGCTTAAATTAAAAAATAATCTATACTTAATTATATAATGCCTGTTATAGTAAATCAAACACTATATAATCAAGTTAAAGATGATGCAGATAAACTATATAAAAAACCTAGTGCTTATAAATCAGGTTGGATTGTTAAGACTTATAAAGAACGAGGTGGAACTTATGAAGATGATAATCAACCTAAAAATTTAGAACGTTGGTTTAAAGAAAAATGGGGAGACATTGGAGGAAAAGATTATCCAGTTTATAGACCTACAAAAAGAATTACAAAAGATACACCTTTAACCGTTGATGAAATAGATCCTAAACAAGCTAAAAAACAAATAGCATTAAAACAAATTATTAAAGGAGAATCAAATCTACCCCCTTTTTATAGTAAAGATAAAGAAATTTTAAAGTGGTCTAATCCATCTGAAGTTTTAAAAAAGAAAAATAAATATTTAGGAGAAGACATTCCATTATATTTATCATCAAGAAAAGATAAAAAATATATGGTTCTAAATCCAACTACTAATAAATTTGTTCATTTTGGTCAAATGGGTTATCAAGACTTTACGAAATCTAATAATTTAATTAAAAGGGACAATTATTTAAAACGTAGTAGAAATATTAAAGGCGATTGGAAAAATAATATTTATTCTCCAAATAATTTATCAATTAATATTTTATGGTAAAGAATAAAATAAATATTTATATAATTTTATCTAATTATAATTATATGAATAAATGGGTTGAACATATTAAAGAATGGGCTAAAAAAAATAATACCACTTATGGTTGCGCCTTAACTAATATAAAATGTAAAGAAGATTATTATAAAAACAAAGGGATAGATAAAAAGGCAACAATAAAAGAAACAAAACTAGAAAAAGAGAATGATTATATTTTAGGTTCTATTAAAAAGAAAAAAAAAAGTACAATTATATAATATTTTTTATCTAAATATATATATGATGTTTAGTGAACAAAATCAAGAGATTTTAAATGAAGTATTTTATAATGTAGGCTCTCAAGTAAAAAAACAAAATAAAGTATTAGGTTGTATTTTAGGATGTTTTTTTATTGCATCAGTTGTATTATTTTGTATCTATATTATATGAATGATTGGACTGATGATATAGAATTAGTATTAGAAAATATTAGATTAAATTGTGTTCTATTATCTAATGAACATAAAATACAATATATTAATTTAAAAGAAAATTTAAAATATTTTAGATTACCCATAATAATTATATCAGGAATTAATAGTATTTTTTCAGTTGGATTACAAGCCTTTATAAATCAACAAGTTATAAGTATTATAAATTGTCTGCTGGCTTTAGGTTGTAGTATAATAGGTAGTATTGAGTTATATTTAGGAATTCAAAAAGAAATGGAAAATGCATTAATAAGTCAAAAAGAATTTTATTTAATTTCTGTAGATATTTTTAAAGTACTTTCTTTAAATAAGGAACATAGACCAATACCATCTAAAGAATATTTAGATAAAATATTTAGTGATTATACTAAATTAATTGAAAAATCTAATACAATTACTAAAAAATTAGAAGATAAACTAATGCCTATAACTGCAAATATATCAAAGAAAGAAATAATATAAATTAAAATATTAAAAAAATTTATATAATAATAATTATCTAATGTTATTATATAAATGGAAAAAAAAGGAAGATCAAAATCACATCCTAATATTTCAGGGGCAGGAATTGAAAGCACATTTAAAAAATTAGGAAGAACTATTAAAAATAAATTTGAAAATATTGGAGAATTTAGTAAAAAAGTTGTTTCTGGTAGAAATGATTATCCACCAAAAGTAAGAAATATTTTAGAGAAAGTAGGAGATCAAAAAATTAAAAGTATTACAATTAAACGAACACCCGTCAACGCTGTATTAACAGGAACTTTAAGTTTATTTTCAATTGGTAAATTTGGTAAACGAATGCAGAGAGAATTTGACGAATTATTTCATTTATTTATTGAATTAACTTTACAAAATAATAAAAAAGTATCATTAGAAAAGAATGAAGTAATAAATATGGATATCAACCCTAAACAACGACCAAATACTGAATCTGAAACAGTTAATACATCAATTCCTGATCTTACATTAAATGAAATGTTAGATAATACTGAAAAATTAATGGGACCTAAATTTTTTACTTATAATTTAACTAACAATAATTGTCAAGATTTTATTTTATCTTTTTTCAAAGCTAATAATATTGGATCTCCTAATGATTTATCATTTATAAAACAAGATACAAAGAATTTATTCAATGACTTACCTATTTTAAGAAAGTTTGCAAATACATTAACTGATATTGGGGCTAGAGCTGATGTTTTAACAACGGGAGCAGGACTTGAAGATTATGAAAAATCTAAAGAAGTAATGGATGCAATTGAAAAAGTTAAAGGTGGTAAATTAGGAGATTCAGATTATATAGTTCAATCAGTTGTTTTTGATTCAGATAAATATACAGTAGAAGAAGCCAAAAAATGGTTAAAAGAAAATAATTATAAATCACCAAAAGTTGACAGAGAAGCAAATACAATAAGATTTAGACAAGTTAATAATAAATTGAGCGAAAAGAGAAAATATACAAATTATAAAACTAAACCACTTGGAGATTCTAAAATATATTTAGTACTTGCATATAAAGAAGAAGAAATGAAAGGCGGTAAAATTGAAGTTCATCATTTTCATCATATGGTTAATAATAATAGTTGTGGTTGTGAAAGTGATGATGATTCAGATCCAGATGTAGAACCAGTTATGAAAGGCGGTAAAATTATTTATGATAGTGAAAGTAATAGTGATTCAGATCCAGATATTATAGGTGGAAGAGTTAAAAGAACTAAAAAATTTGTAAAAGGATCTCAAGAAGCTAAAGATCATATGGCCAGAATACGGGCTATGAAGAAAAAATAAGTTTAAAGTAATACTTTTAAATGATTATTAATATTAATAATCATTTAATAGCTATTTTATAAAGATATCTATTAATTAAATCGATTTAATTAATAACTAGATATAATTAATTGACATTATCTACATATTAATATTAACTATTAAATAATAAACTAGTAATTATATAAATATCTAATATTATCATTAGTACTTTCAGGGTCTATTTCTATTTTATTATTAAACAACGCACAATTAAATTCAAAAGAATGTATTGACACTTTAAGATAATAAACTTTAACATAAGGTAAATCAAAATACTGATGAGTTTCAGCTGCACTAATAAAATACAACTCCTCTTTTTTTTGATTATTAGATTTATTAATAACAACCTTATAAATATATTCCATTATTAATATTAACTAGATAATTAATTAATTTATATCAATTAATAAATTTATTGGGATTTCATAATGCATTGTAGGGGGATCATATTTACCCTTTCTAAAAATTTTAATTAATTTTTGAGTAAAAGTATTAAATGTTTTTTCGTCATATTCAATATAACAACATTTATCAGTAAAATTAAAAACAATTATTAAACCATTTTCAATTGTTTTTTTTGTAAATTTATGAACCGGAATTATTGTTGTAGGATATTTATTTTTACTATTTGTTCTACTTTTCACTTCATACTTTCTTTTTTGTGTTGTTCCTTCATAATCAAATTTACAATATTCATTATATAGTTCTTTTGTGTTTATTATATCATCTTCATCTATAAATCTTTTCTTTAATAGTTGTCTTACTTCTTCTTCTTTTGATAATCCAAATTCCAAGTCATTTTTAAATGATCTTTCCATTAATATAATTTAGATATTAATTTAATTGAAAAATAATTATAATATTAATTTTCATATTATCAAATAAATATTAATATTAAATTAAAATAATTTAAAATAATTATTTTCTTAATAATTAATATATGGAAACTGTGAAAAAATATGTAGAATCAAAAAAACCAAATTTATCAAAATCAAGTATTACTACTTACTCATCAATTTTAAAAAATTTATATCAAAGAGTTTTCGGTGATGGCGAAATTGATATGACGAAATTTAATGAACCTGAAAAAGTTTTAAAATTTTTAGAAGATATACCAGCTAACAAAAGAAAGACCATTTTAAGTTCTCTAGTTATCATCACTGATAAGAAAGCTTATAGAGATTTAATGTTAGAAGATGTTAAAGAATATAATAAAGACATCAACAAACAAGAAAAAACTGAATCACAAAAGGAAAATTGGGTAGAAACAAATCAAGTTCAAGACATATTAGAAAAACTTAAAACCAATGCTGAACTAATTTATAAAAAAAAGAATTTATCAAATGCTGACTTACAAGAAATACAAGCGTATATTATTATGTGTCTTTTAGGTGGTGTATCGGGAATAGCGCCCAGGCGATCAAAAGATTTTGTAGATTTTAAAATTAAAAATATAGACAAAGAAAAAGATAATTTTTTAGATAAGAATAAAATGTATTTTAATAGTTATAAAACTAGTTCAACTTATGGTCAACAAGTTGTAGATATTCCTATCCAATTGAAAAATATTTTAATTAAATGGATTAAAATCAACCCTACAGAATATCTACTTTTTGACTCTAATTTAAATAAGCTTAGTTCAGTGAAGCTTAACCAACGGCTCAATAAATTGTTTAATAAAAAATGTTCAGTTAATCAGCTTCGTCATACATATCTTACCAATAAGTTTTCACATACAATAAAAGAGAAAGAAGAAATTAAAGATACAATGCAAGATATGGGAAGCAGCTCTAATATGTTACAAACTTATGTTAAAAAATAATACTATTTTTTTTATAATTTTATTAAAAATCATAAAAAAACTATTAAATTAAATATTTTTAAAATCAACCCTATTATCATTATTAGTATCATTATAAATATTTTCAGGATCAGATATAACTTCAATTTCTTTTCTCAAACTTTTATCTTTTGGTTGGAAGAACATCTTAAGCATATATTCATTTTTTTTAAAATCTATTGATTTATTTAAATCGTCAAAAAATTCTAAAAAGTTTTCAGTATCGTCATATAAATTTTTAGTTCTACCTACAAAATTATTAATAAAATGTAAATAAGCCATACAATACCAGCCACAAGCATTTGACATCAAACTCTGAATATCCTTAGTGTTATACGGGAGATGAGATTTACCAACGGTTCTTTTATAACAATCAATTATATCAGTAGGTGGGGGTGATCCAAATGCATCAAAATACATTGACTCAATTTTGCCATTTGGATACTTATTAATTTGTAAACAAACCCAGTGTGAGCCAGATTGTAATTTGCCGCCTTCATCATATTCATCTTCTAAATTGATGACATAAGATTTATTAAATTTAAATTTATCAGGGCAATCATCTTTAAATATAATATTTTCTAAAGGGATATTCATTTTAACTGCAAGTTCTTCTATTTGATTATTACTGAGCATAATTTTTCTATATAATTAATTTAGAAATTAATAATATAAAAAAATTTAAATATTTTATTAAACATATAATCCAGCCCCTTTAGAGAATTTTTGATAACTTGGGGGCATAGTAACAGAAAATTGAAAATTAGTACTATATGGTTGAGATTGCATTGCAGGTGGAAGTTTATTTAAAAAACCACCATTTAATCCAACTAAACCACCAGTCATTCTTCTACCTCTTCCACTAGGAGCTGCATATAAACCAGCGCCCATAGTTGCTTCAGCCTCAGCTTCAGCAGTTGGTTTATCCTTCATAAAATCTTTAGCTTGTCTTTTGGCTTCTTGCATTGCTCTAGCAGTTGCAGCTTTTCTTAATTCAGCAGCATTTAAATCAGTCATATTAGTTCCTAATTCCTTATTTGCAACAGTTAAAGCAGTATCTTTACCAGCTTTAGCAGCGATCCTTCTACCTTGTTTACCTTGATATTTAGATGGATTAGCAATATAATCAGTGCCTAAAGTAGTTGCAGTTGCAGCAGCAGGCACAATATAAGGAGATAATTCAGGGGCAGCAGCAATTGCAGCAGCACTTGCAGCACCAATTGCACTTGCTAGACCGGCTTGAGCAAGTGGACGTCCAGATTCTACTAATTTATATAAAATTTTCTTATTTGCTTTACCTATTTTTCTTTCAACAAATCTATCGAATTTTTTACCGAATATTCCTTTACCTTCCATTTCAGGGGCGGCTTCTTTATTGTCTTTAATTTCTTCAGGAGATAAAGATATTTCAGAGCCTTTTAAGTTTTTAAAGGATCTAGTAATTAAACTATAATTTTGAGGATGAACGATTAACATTACACCTTCACCTTGCATTGGTGGCTTTACTCTTACTCTATGTCCATTACGTAATTTTGACATTTG